TCTGGTGTAGCCTTCATTACTTCTTGTGCCATTACACCCTTAAATCTAGTAGGATTGCCTATGTAATTATAGTGGTATAAATTATATCCTTTTTCATTACCAACATGCTTAATATTTTCTTTTAACCTATAATCAGAAAATGCCGCAACCGTAGCACCTGCACTTGCCAAATCGCCAATGAATTGCAACTGTTGGTTTTGCTGTTGTTGTGCAAATTGTGATGCCCCCAATTGATTTGCAAAACCTTGATTAATTATACTAGCCACATCAACTGTTGGTGCATTGAATAGCTGAAAAGGAGCGGCGAAGCCACCCAATGCCCCTAATTCCCCGAACTGCTGCGCCCTTTGCTGTTGTTCTAGGTTGGCTAACGCTAGTTGTTCATTTACTTCTTGCCCCCTTAATGCCGCTGATAAACTAGCTAGCCTGTTTTGTTCTACTCTGCCTGCTTCGATAGCACCAAACGCTAAGTCTTGTTGCCTGTCGCCAACTGACTGGTCAAATCTAGTCAATTCTTTTTGTGCTGCCTCGCTTGATAATGGGATGCCTCTATCTGCTAAACTCTGCACCAAATCTCTACGCTCTTGCTCTATTATTGGTGCTAATCTTCTTTGCCCTGCTTCAAACGTTTCTTGCTCTAGTCTCAAAGCATCGTCTGCAAAATCCCCTAGCAATGGTGTTTGTAATCCGCCCTGTATATCCGCTGCGCTTCTAAAACCACCTAATTGAGTTCCTTGCAGTTGACTTACCAAGTCCAACGCTGCAGCTTCTCTTTGCTCTCTAAATTGCTGTTGAAATGGGCTTTCTGTGATTCTTACGCCTTCCGCATCAGGACGTGGTACGAAGTTGCCCTCTTCGTCTATGGTGCCATATTCTAACGTGCCTTGCGGTGTGATTTGAAATAACTGTGTAGCTTGCTTTTGCTGCTCAATGGTTGCACCTGTATCTGCTGCTTGCGGTGCTGGCGCTGGGTCATCCCCAAAGCCAAACGCTTTTCCTAATGGTCCAGGTGTGAATATGTCGCCCATCGGCTCGCCTCCCAATCTTCACGCAATATAGAAAATTGCATTATATCTTCAATTCCTGCTGGCTTTCTTAGGATTCCTTCAAGGGTAAAACCAGCCAATTTAACTAATCTTACCGCTTGGCGATTGCTTGCGTGTGTCACTGCGGTTAACCTATTATAACAAGAATCTTTGAAAAATAAAGATAAAATTAGTTTTATAGTTGTAAGGGGATTCCAATCTTTTCTAAAAGCTGCCAAACTAATACTAGCCTCCAACTCTTGTATATTGCTTTCCTTGTGCATTAAGAAGCTGTTAAAAGCCCACGCAACTGAGGGCTTGCCCTCCTTTATAATTCCATAACATTGACACTTTCTATAATCTATCCTATCTGGGATAGCTTCATTTAGTTTTGTACCCCAGTACCAATTGTTATTTAAACCATTCTCTGAACTTCTAGCGATATGTTCGTTCCCAACCATTTAAACTGCGCTCCCTGAATACTAAACTGTATTACCGTTGATATTGCTCTACCTGTACCCGCTACACTAAATTTAACATTCCTTGCCGCTGCCGCTCCTGCCCATTGCGACTCATCCCATATTGCTGTATTCCAGTCGGGGCCTATAGGCTCACTTTGTGCCGTGTTAGTTACTGGTTTATCTATATAATCGTAGCCTATTTCAGCTCCAAGAGTTGAGGTACCATCAAATAAATAAGTTATTGTAAGATTTTTGACATTCTTAATATTTGGTATATTAACGGTTGAATAAGCCTGTTGTGCTACGCAATCTATATTACTACCATTATCACTAAATCCACTATCAGCCTTATAAACAACACCGTCACCGCCAAAGTACAGGCCGTTATTAAAACTTGCAAATACAGTAGCGTTCCACCCAGTAAACAAACTAGGGGCTTGCGTTTGAAATACTGTGACATATTGAAAGTAGTTACTGCCATCAACTTCTGGTACATTAACAATAAACCACCCTTTATTATTATAAAGCGACAATTGCCAATCGCTATTTGTTCCGTAAGTGTTAAAAGCTTCTCTTATTGCGCCGCCTAATTTTGATGGCTTTAAAAGTACACCACCAAGCTCACCAGAGGCGTTTATAGTATCACTTAAAGCTACAACATCTTGCCTAGTAAGTACGATTATATCACCAGCAAACTCTATTGCAGAACGTTTATTAATTGGTGCTGGTATAAAGTACCTTCCAACTAAAGCCCAGTTTGCAGCTGTACCAGGGTCATTTCCTTGGTAAACTATAACCTCACCTGTATCTAGGATAAACGCTGCATAATCATCTGGCCCGCTTCCACCATCCCTAGAAATAGATTTCATTATTAAAAGATTTCCACCAGTCTTTGAGACTTCATTTAATGGAAATTTAGTAAAAGCCCCTTGTATGGCATTTGTAGCACCATAGTAAAAATTAGATGTATCAGTGTCCCAAACATACATTCTTGATTTATGAACGTTTATACCATCAACATTAGATGGACCATCTGTGTGCAAATCATTTGAGTATGACGCATCAGTTGAATTTGTACCGTCATATATTTGCGGTGTATCAGCACCATTTACAAGCACCATAGAGCCGCTTAATTGAGCACTTTCAAAGTCTGTATTTGTAAAGCCCGTTTTAACGATTGTTGCCGTTCCTCCGCCTGTTCCTAGCGAATATAAAACAGTCCCAGCACCGACAACCAATTGTTGCGTTGTTGCGTTCTTATATTCCGATAGATGATTAACAGTGCCAGTCATGCCTGTACCAAAACTATCAAAACCTAACCTTGAGGATATGCCATCAGGTTCAGATATAACATTTTGAAATTGCACCGCATCTAACAAAGGCATAGCAGAACGTGATTCGCGGGTATTTAACCCTCCATTTGGAACAGGTATTTCAACTTGTCTAGCCGTGCCTCCTAATTGCTGTACTACTGCTTCCCTCATAATCCTACTCCTGTATCTGGCAAGTTAGGGTTTCTGGTGTTGTAGTTATATTTAGGTCCTATAATTCTTTTTGGTGTTTCTGCTGCTATTAAATCCTCCCTAGCATCTTCAAATTCTTTTAATTCTACCGCTGCTGGCAAGCCGTCACCTGCTTTTAACTCGTATTTCAAACCAAGCTCCATTAAAAACTCTGGAAATCTAACCTCATCATCATCAGCTGTGAAAGCTGCCTTTGTTGTTGTTCCACTTGCATCTATTATCCAGTTTTTGGAGATATATTCAAACACGATAGTGTCGCCTGTCTTATCAGGAGTAATTAAGATATTATTATCTTGTTCACGATAATAACGAATAATACCAACATTTGTTACAACGGAGCTTTTAAGCACCTGCCACTCTTGAGGCGTAACTAGTGACATCTTTCTATAATTAGACCTATCCCAGTCAGTGTCATTAATATAACGCAAAAAATCACCATCTGTAAAAACACTAGAACGAGAATAAGAGCCTGTACCATTACTTGTAAACGTCACCTCTTTTTGTATAACTTGCCAATCATGCATGGCCGAAAGCTTTTTGCCCACTTTATTTAGCAAGGCTAACGCTTTCTTTACATACTTGTCATTATTCCCCACTACCGTTTGAGGCTCTTCCCCTAGTAGTGTTTCGTTTGTTACGTTTTGTATTATTGTTAGTAGGCTCATCACCACTCTCCAATTTTAAATTAGGCTGTTGCAGCTTTTTTATTTCTGCTTTTAGCTCTTCAATCTCTTTTTCCAACTTTTTAGCGTAGTTATCACCCTCTAAAAATAACTTTGCTTTCTTTACTAAATCCCTACCTTCAAACAGGTTCTTTATACCCTTCTCGTGTAAGTTAGCCAACTGCTCAACTGTTTCTACTTTTAACGCTTGTAAATTAGCTACCTGAGCTGGTGTTATGCTTGGCAACATATCAAGCGGTATACCGTTCTTTTTGTCTTCTTCACGGTTTAAATAATTATTCCATTGAAACTCAAACCTTTCTTTATCCTCTTCTTTAACCTTTCTACTTACTTCTGTGGTTTTATCACCAGGTATTCTTATATTTATCCAATCAACATCTTCAAAAACCTGCCTTCCCTCTTGTTCGCTTTTAAATTTATTATGTACTGCCTTTTTACTAAACTTTACCGCTAAATATTTATCCTCTTCTGGATTCCATTTTTTTTGATTAAACATTTTATCCGCTCCTTTTTAAAATGTCAGGAGGGGGACATAATGCCCCCACCCTTAGTTAGTTAGTGTGGAAAATCACACAAAATTATTTTTTCTGATGCATCAATTGCAACCGCACATACAACATCAGTTACCGCTGCAGATACGTCAAGCGTACCATCAGCCGCGCCTGTTGCAGTTAGTGGGTCACCATCTGCACCTGCTGTTAGTGCTATAGTTAATGTTGCGATTCCTTTTACTTGAATCCAACCATAACTACCATCAGTTAAAGCTGCTTGTAATACACCAGCACCAACCTCGTCACTATCAGATAAATCAGAAGTAACAATTGTACCAGTGGCATCACCAACAGCAACAGTTGCGTAATAAGCAACTTCACCAGCTACACCAGCCGTTGCAGCACTTGCAGCCTCATACTTTACGTATTTGTAAATTTTACCATCATCTAGTTGTGCAAGCTCACCAAGTTTAAATTGTGGGCTTGTGTCAATAACAGTTAAATCTAGACCAATTTGATATCCCATGATATCCTCCGTTATTTATTGTTAATCTTTCAATACACCTTGCAAGCTACGGTTTGAACAAGTCAAGTTACCCATAAATAGTATAGGCATTACCATAGCATCTTGATTAATTGGCTTATCCATTTCACCTGGTGTAAAGTTTGCGTTTTCATGTACACAGAACTCTAAGTAGTTAGTGTTCAAAAAGTACATATGATTAGTTGGTATATCGTTATCAAGAACAACAGGTACACCAAGATAATCAAGAGCTGCAAAACCACTAGAAGCCATTTTAGCAACAGCACCCTCATTCACGTTTACACGTTGAATTGATTGTAATGCTTGCTGATAGAAATTGTAATAGTTTTGATCTGCTACAATTAGATTAGGCTTATCAGTACCACGAGTTAATTGATTATAAACTGTGTTCATATACTTAATAATGTTGGAAGCAGAAGCAGCAGCACCGCCGTCAGTAGTTGCATCGTACGCAACGTTTCTCCAAAAAGTTTGCGTTGAAGCATCAATACCGCCAACCGTTCCAGTTGTAGGATCGTCCGCTACAATTAGCTGTAACCCACCGATCTGTTTACCTGAAGAACCAGTACCATCTGAATATAAACCAACATTAATATTGTTCGCCATAGTAATCATAGCAACCTTAGTTCTATTAGTTACTAGGTCAATTATTTGAGCCTCACCGCTGTTTTGTCTACGCTCAAGCCCTGATATAGTTATATTTACAGCTGCTTGTTTCCAGTCATAATTAGCAGAAGTTAGAGTGTCGCTTGCGCTTACATCTAAAGTCTCATAACCAGAGTAATATTGAAATGTTGAGTTTTCAGCATACGCAAGTTGTTGCTGAATAGACTCACCACCTGTTTTTAGCTTAATACCGCCCACGTCTTTCATTGCCGTTAGCAATGCGTTTTTATCCGTAACGTTATCAGCAAAATCATTTTGAAAATCTCTCAAAGTACTCGATAGAATTTCAGTAAAAGTACTATTTGGAATAGTCATTTTAAACCTCGCTTAAATTAATAAAGCCGAGTTTTAAGAGTTAGCACTTGCCTCTCGAAGATTTCTTCTAAACATCTCTTCAAAGCTTAATTTTTCAGGGGCTGGTTTAACAACCCTTGTATTGGTGATTCCTTTAGCTGCCTTTTTAGCTTTTGCAACTTTTCGCTTTTCTTCTTCCAAATCAACTTTTTTTTGTCGCTCTGCCTCTGCTTGCATCTTAGTAAGTTGTACAGTTGGCGACATTTCATAAGCTTCTTCTAGCGTCTTAGCTTTGCCCTTCACTATTAAAGAACTCATCTCGTCATAAGCTTCTTCAAATAATGGGTGCTTTGGCTCACCACTTTCATCAATTGCAAATTTGAAGTCCCGTATCTGCTTGGCGATTTCCGCGTCTTGTCTCGCTGCAATATTAGTTTCTTTTTGCACATTGCCTTGTTTTATTTGTGCTACGTCTTTTTTTAACTCGGTAATTGTTTTATCATAGTCAACAACTTCATCATTAGACTCGTCGTTGACAAATTGCTTAGGGTCAACCCTATAGGCTTCCATAAGCTTTTTTATGGTTGGAGCTGGATTAGTGATTAGGCTTTGTTCAACACTTAGCAACCTTTTAACATATTCTGGTGCTTCAATGCCTCTAGCCTTCAATGCCTCCTTGGCTCTATCGTCAAATATTTCATCCCAAGAACTAACTTGCTTTGCAAACTCTGCACGCTCACCAGCCTTGCGATGATAATC